AAAGGATCGATGTGGGGCGGGCGTTTCCTCAATTCCGCTGACCTATATCGTTAACATTCACTAGGAGGTGAAATAATTATGGCAGAAGAAATTTTAGAAAAGGCTGCTGCTACAGGATCTATCGTTTCTGGTGGTATTGGAGGTGTAAGCACCCCAGCCGCAGGAGACCTTGGTGTTGCAGGAAGTTCCGCTAATGACGGAGGTATTCTTGCTCCTGAGCAATCACGCCAATTTATCGAATACATATTCGAACAACAAGTACTAGCAAGAGATGGACGCAGAGTAACAATGCGTACAAACGCTGCTGAACTTGAAAAACTTAACGTTGGAGAACGTGTAATCCGTGCCGCTGCACAAGCAGATGCAACTTACACAAACGCTGGTGTTACTTTCACAAAGGTAGAAATCTCTACAAAGAAGATTCGTCTTGACTGGGAAGTATCAACTGAAGCACTCGAAGACAACTTGGAAGGTGCAGGATTGGAAGACCACTTGGTCCGTACAATGACTCGTGCTTTCGCAAATGATCTCGAAGATCTCGCAATCAACGGAGTAGGTTCTGGTTCAAATGCATTCTTGAACATCATGGAAGGTTTTGTTGCAAAAGAAGACACTTCTACAAACACTGCAACATTCGGTACAGATATCGAAGACTTACAAGCACTTGTGCTTGCAATGCCTCGTAAATATCGTGCTTCACGTTCAGCAATGAAGTTCTATGCAGACACAGAAACAGTATCAAACATTATCAACGGCCTTGGCTCTTCAGGTAACCTGAACAGCGAAAGAATCGTTGAAAGAGTTGTTGCTGGTCAAGAACCACAAATCCTCGGTGCTCCATTGCAGTACCGTGTACTAGGTCTTCCTTTATTGGAAGTTCCTTTGATGCCTGCAAACCGTGTATCTCTAACATTCCCTGAAAATCGTATTTGGGGTTTCCAAAGAGATGTCACAGTTCATCGTGAATTCCAACCTAAGAAAGATACAGTAGAATATACTGTCTTCTTACGTTTCGGCGTTCAAGTTGAAGAAACCAGTGCTATCGCAGTTGCACAAGGATAATATCCTTAACAACTAATTAGAGAGGGGAGCAGAAATGTTCCCCTCTTATTTATTTATTTATAAATGATATAATAATTTAGAGGTGTATTAATGGAAATTTTAAGATTAAATAATTCTACTTCATTATCTGCATCATTTTCTGGACTAACAGCAAGCGGATCATATACTTTAGATCTAGATGATTTAATAACATCTACCTCATACTCAGCAAGTGCTATAGCAAACCAATCAGGGCTTGCAGTATTTACACTTCCAAATCATTACCTAACATATACTGGCCAACTCTCCGTTTCAGTAAAAGATAACTTAGATAACATAGTAAACATGACAAATCTAGATGTAATAAGACCATATTGCAATATAGCATCAACTGCTTCATTATTAAATATTAAAACTTCAGAGGCTACAGAATATGAAAGAATTGCTAGATATATTATAGATTCACATACAGGTGGATTTAATTATGTAAGAAAAGAAAAAGAGTTTATTGGGGATGGAACTGATCAACTTTTAATTGATGAAAATATTCATAATTTATATAAGTTGTATGAGAATGGAGAACTTATTTATGATTCTACCTCGGAAAGCAATGAATCAACATATAGAGTTAATAAACAATTGAATGCTATTGTTCTTGATATTCCAGAAACTAATAGAATAAATTATCCTAAAATATGGAGAGATAGATTTTTAGATGTAGACTTTTTTGACGGGTATGAATATGTGGTTGATGGAGACTTTGGATGGAGGGTTATTCCTCAAGATATCCAAGAGGCATCTCAACTATTGATGCAAGATATAGTTCAAGATAATCTAAGATATATTAATAAGTACATAGAGTCTTTTGATAATGATGACTTTAAGATTAAGTTTTCTAAAAATTGGACATCTACTACTGGAAATCGTATTGTAGATAGAATATTGGAGAAGTATCAAAAGTCTATTCGTGTCGGAGTGTTGTAAATGTTACCTAAGTCAAGTTTAGATGATGTCTTATACCCTATGACTGCAGAGATATATTACGCAGATACTAAGCAAGATGAGTTAGGATCAATGAAGAAAACCTGGGTATATGATAGAACTATTAAATGTTCAACTATATCTCAAGCATCAGATAAAACAACTTTAAGTCCTGAAAGTGTTAATGTTAAATCATTATTTGAATTAAATGCTGATGCTATATTAAGAACTAATGATAATATACAAAAAAAGAAAAATGGTACTTTTTACCCAATATCTGAAATACTTATAACAGATATAAAAGATCCTAGGGGAGATTATGTTTGGGAAGATACATTGAATAAAAGGGTTCAATTTGAATTAAAATCATTTGTAATACAGTATGGTCCAGACCATAATAAACAATTTTATAAAGGATACTTGTCTAGGTCTAAAAAACAAGAAGAGGTATTATACTAATGATACGTACCTCTTTTGATACTAAGAAAATGACTAAAACTATAAATAATATTATTCAGTATTCAAATGGATATCTTGATGAAACAAAGAAAAGTGAAAGCAAAATAGCATCTAAAATTGCTAGAATAAGCGTCAAAACATTTTATGATTATTTAGATGGTTTAGCAAGGATGCATCCAGAAATGCTACATCATGTTTATGAATGGGGCGAAATAGGCAATCCTGGAGAAAGACTTTTTAATTTAAAAACAATATCTGTTGGAAAGTCCGTTAGTGTTGATGGTGAACTAACTCAATCTTCAAGCATTAAAGATGGTTCTACTGAACCATTTTATGATAAAGCAAGCATTATGGAATATGGAGAAACGGTAACAGTTTCAGAGAAAGAAGCACAGTCCCTATTCTTTGAAATAGATGGAGAAGAGTTTTTTAGAAAGGGACCTATAACAATAGCAAATCCTGGAGGAGAAGCAGTTAGAGGATCTTTTGTTAGATCTTTTAATGAATTTTATAAAAACTATTTCTCTCAAATATATTTAAGATCTATAAAATTTTATCAACATCTAGAAAATGCAAATGCCTATAAAAAAAATATTAAAGGATCTACTATAAGTAGTAATCCTAGAAATTTAGGTAAGAATTCTGCAATGCAATGGATAGCAACTATGCCAGGAGATGATTTCATTGGCTAGTCCTATATTGCTTCCAGACATTAAAGATCCTCAATTTTGGACCATGTCTGCTAGTGTGGCAGCAGAAGATGTTACTTTGAATATTTTAAAGTATGCTTTTAATGAACTTATTCAACTTCCAGGGTTTGCTAAGTATGGACAAATTAAAGATACTAATGGTCTTATGGTTGTACCTATATACCCTGTAACAAATGCTGGGGTAAGACTACCAGAGACATCTATTCCAGATGAACTAACAATAATTTATGATGATTTTATAAAGTCTAGATCTGGAGAGTATAAATACTTTTATCCTATAAAGGGTGTTCAGTCAAGATTTAAGGTAACAACATATGACTATGCTGTAACAAGGATTATTACTAATAGGTTGGTAGAAATTATAGATAGGGAAGATGAGGCTGCCTCAGACATTAATGGCTTTATGAGGCAATATTACGGGGGGAATCATAGAATTATGCTTCATTGTGTAAATGCTTATCAAACAACATACTTAAAAGACGCTACTACCTTAGATGATCAAAGAAGTGTTTTTTCTCAAGATATTATAATAAAGGCAGACTATCATATGCTGCCAATAAATAGTAAGTTTGCATAAACAAGATATATAATTGTACTGAGGAACGCCCCCACTATTAAAAACTAGAGGAGGAAAAAAACATGGCTTATACTCGTGGAGATTCAAAACAGATTATCGTAGGTGCCGCAGCACTTTTTATCGGAGACTATTCATTAGAATATTATGAAGCACTTTCCGCATACAAATTTTCTGCAGCCGCAGCAAGTGCAAACGGACTTCCAGCATTCGTACAAGGTACAAGTTTTAAAGAAACTTTATCAGGCGGAGCAGGAGACGCAGCATATTGGTCAAACGTAGGCTACACAATGAATGGTTTGGAAATGCAATTCCAACCAGACTTTGGTGAAGTTCAAGTTGATCAATTACTAGACGTTGCTCGTTTGTACAAGCAAGGAATGACCGTAAGTTTAGTCACCGCATTTGGTGAAGCAACTTTGGAAAACCTTGTAACTGCAATTGCAGGAGATGATGCTGACCTAACAGGCAACTCATCTACATCTAATGGTCAAACACTTGAGTTATTGTCTGGAGATATCGGAGACGTACCATTGGAGCGAGCAATCGCTGCAGTTGGTCCAGGAACTGGTGACCCAAACACAACTAAAGAACGTGTCTATGTTGCAAACCGTGCACTTTCAATTGAAAATGTAACAGTTTCAGCAAAACGTGACGAACCATCAATGTTTGAAGTAACATTCCGCTTGCTCTCAGCAGCAAACGGATCTTACGGAAAAATTGTTGATCGTACCGTTTAAGATAAATTCATAAACACTTAGCCCACTCTCTTTAAGGGGGTGGGTTTTGTGCTATAATTTTTATCTAGGAAAGGTAAGAAATGTCTTTTTATTTAGGTCAAATAGAAATTTTAAATCCAGCAATAAACCTATCTACAGTTAAAGATGGTAGAGGTGCAATTCTAAGTTGGGTATCAGAAGAAGATATAAAAGAGTTTACTATGTTATATTTTTACCCACATCAAACTAGGGGAAATCACTATCATCCAGAATTTGTTGAATATTTTTTAGTAACAGAAGGATCTATAATTTTAACAACAATAGACAGTAATACAGGTGAGCAACTTAGCATAACGGGGGGTAGGGGATTTTGTTTTAGAACCCCTATTGGAGTTCCTCATGCTACAAATGCACTTGAATTTTCAACATGCATATCCTTATTGACAAAAACTTGGGATTCTTGCGATAGTCCGATTGTCCAACAGCCTTTGTTTTAAGTCTGTTTTATGCTATAATTTTAATATATCCATAGGAGGATTTAATGGCAACAAGTGTTTACCAAGTTGTAGAGATAGAGTTAATAGACGGTACAAAGTTAACTTTAAGACCTTTAAAAATTTCTTTATTAAGAGATTTTATGAAAAAGTTTCAGGGGTTAGATAACGTAGATGTAGCATCAGATAACGATAAATCAATGGATTTATTAATAGATTGTGTTCAAATTGCTATGCAACAATACAGTCCAGAATTATCAACAGACAGAAAAAAACTAGAAGATGTAATTGATTTACCAACAGTATACAAAATAATTGAAATTGCTTCAGGGGTTAAACTTAACGACCCAAACCTTCTAGCCGCAACAGCGGCTCTAAGTGGTCAGATTTAGATCTTGTACCTATAGAATCTGAAGTATTTCTTCTTGGTAATTGGAAAGATTATCAAGAATTGGAGGATAGTTTATCGATGCCTGAGTTAGTGGCCATTCTCGAAGCAAAAAGAGAAAAAGACCATACTGACAGAAAATTTTTAGGTGCCTTGCAAGGTGTTGACATAGACAAGGGTACTAGTGCTGACGCACAAGATGAATGGGAAAGAATAAAAGCAAAGGCTTTTAGTAAAGGTAAAAGTAATAACCCTAATGATATTGTTTCTTTAAATGGGGCTGCAGCAAAAAGGGCTGGCTTTGGAATTGGGGAGGGCCTTGATTACGAGGTAATTGATTAATGGCTGAAAATATAAATACTAATATTAATATTGATGTTAATATTGCAGAGGCTCTTGGCAAATTAAAGTCTTTAGAAAAACAAATACAATCATTTAATAAGAATATTATTCAAGGTAGTGCTCAAGCACGAAGTGTACAAAATGATTTTAATGCAAGTTTAATTCACAATATAAACGCCACTGGAAAATTTACTGCCTCTATGGGCAAAGTTCATACAGAAACTGAAAGATTTACTAACGCTTTAGAAAAAAATAAATTTTCTGCTAGAGAATATTTTAGATATTCAATGGCCTCTACAAAAACCTTTGGAAAACTATTTGGAAAAGAATTTAGCACTATTACAAAAGTTGCTGAAGAAAGAGTAAAAGAATTACAGGCTAGACATATAGAACTTGGTCGTGCTGCAGATGGTGCTATGAGAGCAGTAAAGATTGTTCCTAAATCTCTTGATTACTCAAAAGCAACTACTTCTATGCAATTAGCAATACAAAAACAACAAATATTTAATAAGTTATTAGATACTGGAACAACCAAACTTTTAAATTTTGGTAAAAATACTCAATGGGCTGGTCGTCAGTTGATGGTGGGTTTTACAATTCCACTTACTATTTTAGGGTCTACAGCAATTAGAACATTTAAAGATATGGAAATGCAGGCAATAAGATTTAAAAAAGTATACGGAGATATGTTTACATCTAAATCAGAAACAGACGCTGCTTTAGTAAGTATTAAAAAACTAGCAAACGAATATACAAAATATGGTGTTACCGTAGTAGATACTATGAAGATGGCTGCAGATGCAGCCGCTGCTGGCAATGCTGGAAAACAATTAGAGAATGTTGTTGCTCAAGCAACAAAACTATCGGTGTTGGGTGGTGTAGCACAAGATCAGGCCCTAGAGGCCACAATCGCTATTCAAAACGCTTTTGGTGCTACTGGAAAAGAACTAGATAAAACTATTAATTTTTTAAACGCAGTTGAAAACCAAACAGTAGTTGCATTAGATGATATTACTCAGGCAATTCCTAAAGTAGCCCCAGTTATTAGACAACTTGGTGGAGACATAGAAGACTTAGCATTTTTTATGGCAGCAATGCAAGAAGGTGGGGTTGCAGCATCAGAAGCAGCAAACGCACTAAAATCTGGTCTTGCTTCTTTAATTAACCCATCTAAAGCAGCAAAAAAAATGGCAGATGAACTTGGTATTAGTTTAGATGGAATTGTAGAAGGAAATGCTGGTAATCTAAGAGCAACAGTTCTTGCATTTTCAGAATCATTAAAACCATTAGACGATTTAGCAAAATCAAGATTGATTGAAACAATATTTGGTAAGTATCAATTTGCAAGACTTTCTACCCTGTTTGAAAATGTTAGCAAAAGTGGAACTCAGGCATCTAGAGTTTTAAGAATTACAGCAGCATCTGCTGAAGAATTAGCAATAATGTCAGAAAGAGAATTAGGTGTTACTGCAGACTCTGCTGCAGTTAAATTTACGGCATCAATAGAAAAATTAAAAATGTCACTAGTTCCATTAGGAGAACAATTTGCAAAAATATTAACTCCAGTAGCAGAATTTTTAACTAAGGCTATGGAAAAATTTAATAATTTTTCTGACGGAACAAAAAGAGCAATAACTACTGTGCTTGCAGTTCTTGGAGGAATTGGGCCAGTAGTGTTAATGGGTATAGGTCTTATTGGCAACGGTATAGCAAACTTTTTAAAGGGTATAAATTTATTAAGAAAAGGATATCAAAATATAGTTCTTGGTAGTGGGGAGTTGGGTAGAGCCACAAACTATTTAAGTATGGAGCAGTTAGAAGCATTGTCTGTAGCAAATAATTTACACAGTGCTCATAAAATGTTAACTAGTCAATTTGCTATGGAATCAAATGCAGTTGCTACACTTACTACAGCATATAGACAGGCAGCCACTGCTGCAGCAGCATTTTCTAAGGCAAACCCAGGAATGGTCATGCCAACGCCAGGAAGGGGCCCTAGGACTCCTGGAAGAAGAATGGCTACTGGAGGTTGGGTTCCTGGTACTGGAAATACAGACAGCGTTCCAACCGTATTGATGCCTGGAGAATTTGTTGTTCGTAAAGATGCAGCACAGGCTAATTCACAAACTCTTGAAAGAATGAATAATGGTGGTCAGACATACAGAACAAAAGGAACTCCTAGTTTTGGAAAAATGGAATACAGAGAATTTGGATCACAAAGTCAACAAGGTGGTTCTACAGTTTTTGCACATGCTCAAGATAATGTTGAGGTAATACAAGGAAATGATTTATATAAGTTATTAGATTTAGAATCATCAGATAAAATATTTAATCCATTAAAATTAGCAAAAGAATTTGGTTTAGATTTAACAGATATTAAATCTACAGCACTTGTTGCGGGAGATTTTGGATTAGGATTAGATAAAGGATTAAATTCTGACTTAAATATTGCAAATGATCCAGCAAAACCTGGGGTACTAGGACAAGATTTAATAGACTCTATAGTTGAAAATGCTAAACTTGACTCTAAAAAAGCAAGGGAAGATAGAAATAGACTTGCTTCTTCATTAGGTTTAGATGTTAAAGGAAAGAGTAAAACTCAAGTAGATATGTTATTTGAAAAAATTGTAAAGGTAGTAAAAGAAGGTGGGGTTATTGATCCTGGTGCTGAATATTCAGATAAAGGTGGAAATGGAAAAAGATCATTTTATAGAGATGGAAGTAATTTAATTGAAAGAGCAATTTTAGAATCAGGAATTGCATTAAGTCCAGAACAAGCAAAATCAAAAGTAGCAAATGCAAAAACAAAAGCAAGAGAATTAAGATTACAGATGAACAATCCTATATTAAAAAAATTAGAAGCAGAAGGAGTTGTAAGAAAAGATGGTAAAGGTGGATATGAAGTAATTAAGGGAGCCATGAGGGGTACTAGAATATCTCCTAGAATTACACAAACTCCTCGTGCAATGTTTTCAAGACTGCAAGAAGTTATTGATAGCATTAAGTTAGAAAAATCAAAAGTAAGTCAGGGAAGAGGTTTAAGAAAAGCCTTAAAAAATCCTGATGCAAAAATTGGTTTTACTAACCCAGACGCTCCAGCAAGAAGAGGTATTCCTGGAAGAATGAGATTTCGTGCAGGTGGTACTCCTGCATATGGAGAACAAGGTGTAACTCCTGCAATGCTAACCCCTGGAGAATTTGTTGTTAATTCACAATCAGCACAAAAATTTGGCCCACAATTACAAAGTATGAATCAAGGTGGTGTGGCTTATAGACAAGAGGGAACAGGTTCTAATAAAATAAAACCTACAAATGTTCAATTTTTAGAAGCAACAACTTCAGGACCTTCTAGACAAACAATAAATAATGAAGTGTTGAAAGAACAAAAAGAATTGTTTAACAAAAATAAATTTGCACAAACTGATAATATTAAAGCAATAACTGAATCAACAAAAATAACAGAAGACATTACAAAGGTACAAAAAGATAAATTAAAACAATCTAAAAAAGAAACAAATGCTTTAAGAAATCAAAAGTTAATGAATGCTTCTGGAACAGCCTCAATGTTAGGATTTGCTGTATCTGGTGGACTTATGGCAATGTCTGGAATGGAAGGACCAGTTGGAGATCTTGCTAAAAGCATAGGTCCAGCAGCCATGGGATTATCAGCAGTTGCTGGATTTTTACCATTACTAGCAAATCCAACTTTTGCTATGGTTGCTGGAATTACTACGGTAGTTGGCGGACTAGTCTTGCTAGATAAAGCAGTACGAGGTGCCACTAAACAGGGATTCCAAATGGGTACTCAAATGATCAACACTACAGAAGACTTAAAAACTATGGGTGAGTTAACAGGAACAGTTTCTGCATCTGAAATAGCAGCAAGACAAAGATCTGAAAGATTATCTCCAATTAATCCATTGAAGAGCGATTTTGGATCAGTCTTTATGGGGTCAGAATTAGGAAAATCTATGTTTAAAGAAGTAGATAGATTAATGAAATCTGGACAATCACCAGCAGAAATTATAGGGGTAAAGTTAGCAGAGTATGTTTCACAAGGAGTATTGGATGCCGCTCAAGCACAAAGTATTGCTGAAGAAATTGGTAGACAAATGAAAAATGAAACACTTGCTTTAAAAATAAATGGAGAGTTAACTTCAATTATTGGATCAAATGGTAGAGATATTCTTAAAGATCCACTTAATGTAAGAATAAGATTAGTAGAAGAAGCCCAAGGTAATTTAGAAGAATTTATTAATAAAATTCCAGACTTAACTCAAAAAAATCTAAACGACTCTATAGTAGCAGAAATGGGTAGTAAAAATACAAATTTCTTTGAAGAACAAATTTTAGGAATAGATTTTGGACAATTTAAGAAAAAATTAGGAAACGCTTTTCAAGGTGAAATTGAATTAACAGAAATTGGAGATTTCCTTGTTCAAATTAATCCATTTACTAGGGCGGTAAAAGATTTATTAAATCTTCCAGGATTTACAAACGCAAAAAATAGAAATCTGATTGCTGGCCAAACTGCTGGTTTAGGTTCTGCTGTAATTCAAAGTTCTTCAAGGGGTATAGAATCATTTGATATTGAAATGGAAAGAAGAAGAATAGAAGCAGAGCAAACATTAAAATCATTAGAAGCACAACTTTTAGTAACAAAAGATGCTGAAAAAAGACTAGAGATAGAAAAAAGAATTGCTGATGTAAAAAGAGGTCAGAATAGTTTAGATAGGCAAACCATAGAAGGAAGAGCAAAATTAATTGAACAACAAAATAAGGCTATTGGTCAAGTTGCTGGTGCATTTGTTAATGCTGACGTTAAGTCGCAACAAAAAATGATTGAGGCTACACAAACTTCTTTGCAAGATAAATATAAAGATGATCCTATAGGAAAAGCAAGTGCTGCACTGCTTACAGGACAAACAGGTCAATTAAAAAATAAAGAACTTACTTTTATGATAAATACTTATGCTGCAAGCGATGCCCTTGGTTTAGATAATGCATCATCTCTTGTTAGTTTATTTATAGATCCAACAACTGGAAAACCAGATGAAAAAAGATTAGAAAAACAAATGGATGTTATGGTAGATACTCATGGACTTGAAGGTTTGAATAGAGCCCTAACCTCAACTAGTGAAATAACAGATAATTTTACAAGAGGAAAAATGGTTTCATATCTAAAAGATTTAGATGCTAATGCATTTAATACTGCAAACACATTTTTAGAAATGGCCACAAGTGTGGATGACAAGTATATAAATATGATTGATTTAACTGTAAATGCAAATCAGGATAGAATAGATGATTTTGCTGAAGCGGGAGAGCGTATTAAAAAGGTAGAAGAAGAACTTCCTGATAATATAACAAAAGAAGCATTAATAAAATTTACTACAGATAATGCAGATTTTTCTGGAATGCAACAACAAATGGATTGGTATGCAAGTCTTCCGCAAGATCAAATAAAACAAGCAACACAATTATATACAACAATTTATGAAACTATAGATAAAGATGCTTTAAGAAAACAAATTCAGTCTAGTGAAGCACTTGCAGTTTCTCAAGGAAGAATGGATCCAAAAGAACAAGGCAGGGATATGGATAGAAAAGTAAAATATGCAGCATCACAACAAGCAAATTTTGCTGTTCAAGAACATTATATTCCTGGACAAGGATTTAATACAGGAGCAGGTGAAGGCTCTGATCCAGGAGGTACTGGATCAAGTGCAGAAATAACTACAGCACAATTAATAGAATTAAGAATGAAAGGATTAGATCCAGCAGCGGCAGCACAGTTAGATTATGCTAGTGCAGCAAAAATATTGAGTGGTAGTATAAAAGATCAAAAAACTCAAATAGCAGCATTAAATGAAGAACTTCGCAATAATGCAATTAAAGCACAGTTGTTAAAATCTGACCAACAGGTACTAGAAGATCAAATGAATGCAACTTCTAATGCAATAGGTGCATACATTGACTCAATAGAAAGAACAAGTATTAAACCAGTTCAAGATCAAATTGATGCATATAATGAGTTAACAAAAACTCAACAAGAACAATTAGATAAATATCAAAAAGGATTAAAAACTTTATCTGATCAAGAAAATAATATTAATAAGGTTTATAACGAAAGAGTAACTGCAATTGATAAGGTTTCTTCTGCAAATCAAAGAGCAGCCGAAAAACAAAAGCAACAGATAGATCTTGCTTCTGCTTTAACATCTGGAGATTTTGGAGCAGCCGCACAAGCAGCCGCAGAGATGACAAGTACTGCAGCAGGATATCAGTTAGAGGATACAAAAGCAGCGTTAGAAGAAAAACGTCAAAATGATCTTAAAAATTTGACGGTAGAAATAAATGGAGTTTTATATACTCGTGAACAAATAGAAACTAATATAAATACAATAGATGAACAGATATATCAAAGAAGTTTATTAATTAGAGCAGAAGAACAAAAAATTGCTGATATTCAAAAAACTATTACTGCAGAAAAAGAAAAACAACGTAAACTTCAGGTTCTTACACAAATATCTCAATTGTCTACACAGATGCAAACAACTGTAGATCAAACTCAAAGACAGGCTATGTCTGCTCAAATTGGATATTTAGGACAATCAGTAGGTCTAGATGTAAACAATCCACAATCTATTACAAATCTTTCTAATGAATTAGGAATTAATGCACAATCTTTAGTAAACAGCCTTGCTACTGCTCAACAAATTGCTGGTTTAACTGCTGCAGAGTTTGAAGCACAATTTTTAACTGTAAGTAAAAGAGTAAAAAGCGTTGCAGGATTTATGGATGAAACAAGTGTTCAAGGAAAAAATGCTTTAAATTTTATGACTAATTTAAAAAATTCTTGGTCTGGAGATGCAAAAACTGGTATCGGTGGATTAGTTTCAACAGGTACTACAATAAAAGATAATTTAATAAGTGCTGGAAATTCAATTGTTGCAGGTAAGAAAGCACTAGATGATGCTCTTTCTGCAGCAAATATTGCATTAGCAAATGCTAAAGCATATCAAACAAGAGGGGCTACTAGAAGTTATTTTGGTGGAGTAGTTGGTTACATGGGTGGTGGAAAGGTTAAAAGATATGCAAATGGTGGAAATGTTAACTATAAAGGATCTAATGAGCCAGCACCAGTAAGAATGGCTTTTGGAAATATTGTTCCAGGAATCGGAATGACAGATAAGGTTCCAGCACTGTTAACACCTGGAGAATTTGTAGTTAGAAAATCTGTTGCTCAAGCAAACATGCCTTTGTTAAATGCACTTAATGGAAATTCATTCCCATCAATGGGATCATCTGAATTGCCAGGAACTTATATTGATTCTCCAAAAAATGTTGTATCTAATATATCTTCTCCAGTGTATAATTATAGTGTAAACGTTAATGTACCTAATACATCATCTTCTCCAAATGAAATTGCTGATGTTGTAATTAGTAAAATTAAGATGACTCAAGGAAGAGAAATAAGGAGAAATAGATTCTAATGGCTACCTCGGCATATATGCAGAACAGATGGGCTTATGCAAGGCCACAGGCTATAGCATGGTCTAATAACTCTGGTATTTTAAGTAGTGGTCTAGTAGTTCCAAATGGAACAGAGGGTTCTGACTTTATTATCTTATCTGATCATAATAGAAGTGAAATAGCCGTGGGTCAAAATAGAATTGAAAATAGAAAAAGAATGATTAATGGAAATATGCGTTCATATCATATAGCAGATAAACTTAATATTTCATGGGATTGGGACATGCTTCCATCTAGATCATATAATGGAGATCCTAACTTTAATGTTTACGGAAACCCAACCTCTGGACTAACTGAATATACTGTTGATGGTGGTGCTGGAGGTGTTGACATAGTAAAGTGGTATGAAGATCACCCAGGATCTTTTTATATGTTTATGTCATATGATAGACATGATAAGTTTGCAGATCAAAATGATGAGTATAATCATTTGAATCAATATAATGATATTGTTGAAGTTTATTTTTCTTCTTTTAGTTTTAATATAGTAAAACGTGGCGGTTCAAATTTTGATTTTTGGAATATATCATTATCAGTTGAGGAAGTTTAATGTTTACAGATTCAGATTTAAAAAATTATATAGAAATTAATAATACTATAAAGACTGAGTCTTTGGTTATTGCAGAATGGAATTTGAATGATTTTGAAAATATTGAGAACTATGGAAATTATAGATATAGGCCAGGTACTCAAACAATATATAACACATTGCCTTTATCTTATGATAAACAAGATTTGGGAGATTATTATACAGATGCTATTACGTCTACAATTACCTCGGAAACTTTGTTAGATAATCAAGATAGCCCTATATCATTTTCAACTGTAGATGTTAATAGAGGATTGTATTATGATTTAAGGCAATGTTTTAATTCATTTAGACCTAGATCTGGTATTAATAAACCATTGTTTTTTGATACTGGAAAATATGTAGATGAGATTAAGTCTGGAGAAAGACCAAGATATTATTTGGCATCTAAGAATGATGTGTTTAAATATTGGAATTCTTTTAGACTTGAAGATAGTATTGAGCGAGGGGTATCTAAAAGAACAGATCCTAATTCTATTGGGTATGAAATAACAGATGTCTCTCCATTTATAGTATATAAAGAAGATGTTGCTTGTAATAGAATAGTAGTTAAGATGCAAACTAATCTTGCAAAAGTATCTTTGTTAAATTTAAAAAATCAAGATGGTCAGGTTATTGTTGACCCACTGGGGGATAAAAATAAGTCAACTATTCCTAAAAGATGGTCTATTGAATATTTAGATAATAATGATAATTGGCTTAATGCTATTACATTTAATGAAGATTCTTTGAGAAGAGATGGGACAGATATAGTAAAGTGGGATGGATATGTAGAACTTTTTTATGGAATTTCTATACCAGATAAATATAAGGGTCAGTTTTATTTTGTTGACATGCTGGATGACTCTACTCAATTACCACCATATGGAACAGTGACTGGAGAATCTTACATTATTAATGCTTCTTCAATAACTGCTGGAGATTTAAAAGTGTGGGACGAAGGGGACTATGAATGGAAAACTTTTGCAGTTGAATATAAATTTCAATTACTTGAAGATGACAATACAAAAAAGGTTGGAACAATTCAATCATTAACTAATCCTTCATTTTATATTGATGGCGGAAGGGCTATATTTAGAGATATTGTTTTCCTAAAAGGTTTAAGGTTAAAGGTTGAAACCATGTATGCTCCAGATGTTACTTTTGATTTAATAGAATTGAGTCCAAGACTAGCCGCTGATATATCTAATTATGTCTTGGGTTTTGAAATTACAAAAAGTTTATCTAATGACACTACGGGACTTCCAGTAGGTAACGTATCTGTTTCTAATGGGTCAATGACAATAATGAATCATGATTTTGCTTTTAGTGATCAAAATTTGATGGAAGATAATCAAGGAAGTATTATATCTAATTTGTTAAATCCTAATACAAGGGTAGATTTTTATGAAATAGTTAAAAGTGTAAATGATTATGATAAATATATTCCTATAAAAAGTATGTATGTGGAATCATTTCCTAAAGGAGGTAGTGGATTGATAGATGTTAATCTGACACTTCGTGACTCATTTTTTAAGTTTGAAACACAGTCTTGCCCAGCATTATTTTTTCAAAATGTGTCATTAACATTTGCCGTAGCAGCATTGTTAGATAACATAGGGTTTGGCAACTATGTATTTAAAAATATTAGTGGTAAAACAGATCCTATTATTCCATATTTTTTTGTTGAGCCAGAAGCAAATGTAGCAGAAGTTTTACAAAGACTATCTCTTTCAACTCAAACAGCAATGTTTTTTGATGAATATAATAATTTTGTTGTTATGAGTAAAGAGTATTTGTTACCAAACTTAGGAGAAAGACAAACTGATATGGTAATGCTTGGTCAAAAAACTAATGAAGTATTACCAAACGTTATTGAAATAAAAGATGGTCAAACTAAAGTAATTAATGATGGAAAGATAAACTATACTACTAGGTATGTTCAAAGGGTTCCTATTTCACTTAAACAGGGTATTTATACAGATGAGGATAGAACTTACGGATATCAACCAGTACTATTGTGGGAAGTTCCTGCTCAAACAAATTATAAAACCATTAATGAAAAAAGTAAAACTGGTACATATACTCTTGGTGCAGTAGCATTAAATCTAACTATTCCAGCAGTAGAACCTTATGTTGAAAATAATCAAATATTAAATAATGTTATAGATATTGGAGAGAATGTATATTGGCTTCCAAGACTTCAAGGATATTTGTATGCTAATGGTGAAATAATAAAGTATGATGCTATTCAGTATACAATTCCAGGGGTAGGAATAGAATGGATAACTGATGAAATAGAATATCAAGAATACTTTAGTCAACTACCTTTTAATGGGAAAATGTATCCTACTGGACTTATAAGAATTTATACTGAGCCATATTATGAAGATATTATAAATGCTAGTGCAACATATACAACAGTTTATAAAAATGGTCCAATAAAGAAAAGTGGAAGAGCACAGTTTGGGACTAAGTTGGTTGAGCACCCAGCAGGTTTAAGATCTTTTTGGTCAGATGTTAATAACCTTGATGGATATAAAATGGATTCAAGTTATTTGTTTACAACTACCCCTACAGAAAAAATTACAAGGCCACCAGAAGGAAGTGCTAGTGAAAAGGTTTGGCAAGAAGGTAAACTAATTGCTAAAAATTCTTTAGTCAATGGCGTAATTGCAAATTTTCAAAGAGAAAATATTCCTTCAGATGATACTGTAAAAACTTTAAAAGTTACTTCCAAGGGAACAGTTCAATCCTCAGCATTAGTTTTTAATGGTCCAAGTAGTAATGCAACCAAAGATAATATTAGTTTGGTTAAAAAGACTTTAGACTCAGACTACAAACATTTTGGAACAAGGATAAGAATTATAGGAAGAAAAGAATCAAATCAAAGTACTCAAACTGCAACCAATGCTAGCGAATACTATATTGTTCCATCACCTTTTGGATCAGAAAATGTTACCCTTTCTGGAGGATCTGGGGGTATGGCAATAATGCTTGACTCAGATAATATTAATGGATATTATTTTGAAATATGTACACTAAGTACGGATAATCTAGAAAACTATAATACAAAAGATAAAGACACTGGAGAAGAGTCATCTGTATTGCATAATATTTTATTTTATAAGGTTACAAGAGGAATTTTAGATAGTAAAGAAATTGCCATACCAGTTAAACTGTGGGGTGGGTTATCAAAAATTTTAACAGATGAGGGTAAGTTTGTAGGTCAAGATAGAATTTCAAATGAATCAAATCCTACAATATATGATTTGGCAATAGAATACAAAGATATTGGGGCTACTCGTAGATTTTATTTATACTTAAATGGAACACAGATTGCTACAGTCGATGATGGAAGTCCTTTGCCTAAGTATAACAACATGGCTTTATTTATTAGATCTAGATCAAAATGTATGTTTGAAAACATCTATGCTTTAAAAAATCAAGAATCTCAAAATAAAACTACTATTGTAGAAGATGTATCAAAAATCTTTGGGGCAAAACAAATAACTTCTTCAGATACTCTTAAAAAATATTCTTTATCTGGATTTATTCAAGATGCATATTTAAGTGGTATAGAAACCCAAACTGCTCCTAAGTATGATATTTACTATGATGAGTTTGGAACTATCTTAAGAGAGTGTGCATATTTTAATATTAAATACGATAAGGCATACCCAGCATTTAGAGCAATGCTTAAGCCTATATTTAGTAATGAAAAAACATACGTTACCTCTGGATTTTATGCAGACTCGTATGGTGCAGAATTTTTAGTATTTAATGCTACCGATAAAATGATTACTCTAGACGAAACATCTGGTAATTATTTGCAGATAATAGGAATAACATTTACACAGAATACCTCTAATACTTTAACTGCAGATAGTTATTATCAAGAAAGGTCAAGTTTTTCTGATCCTGTTATAATAAATAATGCTATTCTTTCTCCTAGTCGACAAGAAAAAATATTTCAAGATGTTAAAATAAGTAGGTCAAAATACGGTAAGCAAGAGTTTACTTTAGACACCTTGTATATTCAAAGCGAAGATCAGGCTAAAAATTTGCTTGGCTGGGTTTTGTCTAAGACTATAAGTCCAAGAAGAATTGTTTTATTAGAAGTTTTTGCGACATCTCATTTACAATTAGGAGATATTGTTACAATAGATTATACTATGCCTAGCGGGGATAAATTTGTAGATGTTGATAAACAGTTTGTTGTTTCAGAAATACAGTATGCTAGATCTACAGAGGGTCCTTCTAGCATAATAAAGGTGGTTGAGGTTAATGGCTAAAAACAAAGTTTCGGCTCCTAAAAATGCTGGTAAACAAGGTGGTAGTGCTGGTACTGTTACAACTGTTAAAAACATAGTCAATGCAGCATTGTCTTCAACTAAAGGAAAGTTGGATACTAAAGAATCAAAGTTTATTACTAATATGATTGCTCAAGCAGCAAAAACTGGCAAAGGTATTAGTATTGCAGAACTTGAGGTAATTAAAAGAGAGGCTGTTAAACAAGCAAGTTTAAAAGATAAGGCTGGGGTAGCAGCATTTAAAACTCAAAATATAGGAAAGTATATAGAGGACTATAAATTAAAATTATCTCCAGCAAAAGAAACTAGTGGAACTGTAGATCCTGGTTTTAATATTGGTAATGTAAGTAGCACAAATATTACAACAGTTACTGGAGACTCTTCATCTAATAAAATTCCTAATAAAGATAACGTTGTGTCATTAGATAGGGGAACAAATGATGTTTCTGAAATAACCTTTTTAGTATTTGAAAAATTAGGGGCGGTAGAGTTAACTAAATTTACAAGACATGATACTGTAGATGGAATTAACCCTTTCTACAATATTATATCTAATTTGTCTGCTATTAAAAAAGAATATGATGCTTCAAATCTAATATCGTTTCAAAAATCTAACGATTCTTTGTATAATGCTTTTTCTATTAAACTTGAAAACAAAATACCAGGGGACGAATATTTAGAAGATAGAGGATTGAACAGTTATATATACATAGATGATAATGGTGCCCTGATTATTGAGTTAATCAATTTAACCTCTGATGAGTTAATTGAGGTTGAGATAGACACAAATGGTACAATTATAGAGGTGCGATAATGATTACTAATGACGGAAAGCAGATTATTGCTAAATACATGCTTGGGCAAGCACCTACCTTTGCTACTCATATTGCTGCTGGGGTAGGTCCAGAAGCATTAATTACTGGTGCCTCTGCATCTATATCTCCTGATAAAAAATCTTTAGATTTTGAGGTTTTTAGGGTACCCATATTGTCTAGGGGTTTTATTAAAGATGGAGAAGACGAAAAGTTAGTATTTAAAGCACAGATGCCAAATGATCAAAGATATAAGATTACAGAAATAGGATTGTTTCCTGGTGCAAATAACGTTGTTGCTGGAAGATATGATAGCAAAATGCTTATAACTTTTTCTCCAGGGGAGCCATGGACATACTCAAATGGAGTAAGTGCTTCAATTGTTACATACCCAAACATTCCAATTGATCAAGGAAACCTAACAGCAAGTGTTAACTCAAGTACTCCAGAATTTGTTTTTATAAATTCGGATTCAACTATTTTTGACAACTCTGATAGAAAAAATAAACAAGAGCCGCCAAGGTTTTTAAATAGAGCAATGCTAGCCAATGGGGCAGCAGCATATTTAAATTCAAGTTTTGTTCCACAGGTTGGATCTAGATATTTACAAAACTCAAATGTAAATATTGATTTAAGTCAAAACCTTCCAGATGATGAAATAAAAATAGCATTTAGCATAATTGGAAGGTATACAAATTCAAATGATACTCCAGATGATATTAGAATACTAGTGGAGTTTGTTAACAATTTACCAAACATTGAAACAGAGCCTCCAAAAGCATATGCAGAATTTTCTACAGACTCAGTATCTGTAGCAGAAAATAGATATCAAGTTTTAACTAAAAAAATATCTGATTTTACTACAGACCCTACATTTTCTTGGGCTAATATAAACTTAATTAAAATTTATTCATCTATGTCAAATCTAGGGGTAGCAGATAATAATTACTTTTTTCTATTTGATGGAATAAGAATAGACAATGTTACTGCAACAAATCCATTATATTCTTTAGTTGGATATAATCTTATAACAACAAATGATAGTTATCCAGTATTAAAAGAAGAGAATACAAACAACTTTATTGAGTATAGATTTGGTATTGGTGTTTTATAATGCCTAGAGTTATTATTCCAGTAGATAAATTACCATACCCTGGCCAAGATGGAAAACATAAAATTAGATTTAGAATAACAACAAAAGACTATAATGAAATTTCTGAGTGGTCTCCAATATTTGTTCTTGATAGTACAGGTCAGGTTGCCAGTGCAAGTGCCTCATATACATTTGATATCAACACAACAACCTATGGACAAAAAACTATAACACTTTCTTGGGATGATGTAATGCCTTTAACTGATTTAGAAAATCATGATATATTTATAGACTGGGATCAAACAGGTAACTATACCTTTTTTAAAAGAAACAGTGGAAATAGTATAATTATTAATGCTCCAGTTCTAGCCGACTATGTTCAAATAAAAGTACAGATGCCTTCATATCCAATACCTCCTTCAGAAGACGATATATATAAATTGTTTGAAACTGAAGTTATAGCCCTATAGTGATATAATGGATACAATATGGCAACTATAAACACTCCTAGTCGTGGTCAACCAATAGACGTAACCCTTCTATCATCGATAGTAGACGCAATTGGAGACCTTCAAACAACACAAAACACAGCCACCTTTTCTACTATAAATAAAACAAAGGCTGGTACAAGTTCTTTAAAATTTTACGCAGAGGTTCAATCTATATCTATCAATAACATTACAACTTCTCCAGAACAAAGTTTTTCATTTTTCTATCCAAGTTTTAATTCCGTCCCAGTTGCAGTTGCTGGAGTTACCAACGTTACAAGCACAGTATCTGGTGGTAACGCCGCTACAGTAGTTTTAACATCAGTAACAAGAGACAGGGTAGATGGAATAGTAAAATTCCCATCAGGAAGCACTGGATCTGTAAATATAGAAATTAACCTTATTGCCATAGGTTTATCATAGTCTGATATAATTTCAAAATGGATATAAAAAAAGCCTTGACTTGTAAAAAGTGTTATGGTAAGATGTTTGTTGATAGGGTATTTTTATCCTATGATCATATAGAATTATATTGTTTAAAGTGTGGGCAAAGAGAGATGTATCATAATGTTAGTTCGTTTGATGAGAGAATAAGATGGATAATGAAATTGGAAAAGGCCAGAGCAAAAAAGAATGGCAACATAGTATAGAGGCAAGTAAGACTATATTTTTTTTAAATAAAAATCTAGTTAGAGTTGTTCATTCTAATAGGGCTAGTAATATAGTATATTTATATAATTATGCTCAAGATAAAGATCAATCTATGTTATTGTCTGATTTTAGAAAACATAGGAAAAGGGCTTTTACAATAGGTAATACAATTAAAATTTTTAGAAAATCTAGAATTCAATTTGAAAGACTTATAAAGGCTCAGTTAATACCACCACCTACTGGTGCAACTTTAAATGGTGAAAGAAAGTGGCAAAAGATGTCTTACTATTCAGAAGATGACTTGTTTAATATTCGTGAGGGAATGTGCAATATTCATGTGGGAAGGCCAAGAAAAGATGGACAAATAACAATAGGTAAAAATGTTCCTACTGAAAAGGACTTGCGTTCTTTGATAGGAGATGCTATTATGTTATATACACAAACTAAAGACGGAGAATTTATCCCCGTCTGGGCAGAGGAAACGTGGTGATTATGTCAGATAAAACTAATGTATCGGTAACACTTGGTTACACACTTAATTTAGGAAATTTTCAAAGTCTAAGAGTTGATTTAGGATGTACAGACTTTCTTAGAGAAGGTGAAACAATGGACTCAGCAATGGATCGTGTTTACAAATTTGTTGAAGAGCAAGTTATTGCAAAAGTAGACGAGGCTAAGAAAGAATTAGAATAGTGTCAGAAGAAAAAAAACTAACAAAGAATCAAATTAAGCATCAGTTTCTTAGTGAGTTTGAAAAACGTTTAAAGCAAAAAGGTTTAGATCATAAACTAAATAGGTATACTGAGCAGTATGCAGCACAAGCATTAATAGATTCTTACACCGTTGATGAGTGTTATAAGTTGATGAATTATTATTTTGAAGTTTCTTTAACACCATCATGGCTTTGGTTTAAAAACAATGCTGATAAAATATATAAGGCTAAAAATTTAAGAGATGAAGATAGTAGGGTTAGAATGATTTTAAGGCAACAAGCAAAGGATTGGCTAAAGTAATGTCTGCAGATTTAGAATCAAAGGTTCTTTCAGCCGTATTGAAAGATAAGCAGATATATGTTTTACTACAGGCAAATCCAGATAGTTTATTTAGAACACATAAAGATGTTTGGGATTTTATAAAGCAATACAGTGAACAAAATTCTGTAGTGCCATCTATGTCTTTGGTGGTAGAAAAGTTTAAAGACTTTAATCCAGTTGGAGAAATAGGAAATACAAAATATCATTTAGAAGAATTGAGAACTTCTTTTTTGCAAGATAGTTTAAGCGGAGTCTTGATGTCTACCGCTAAACAATTACAAGACAACAAGCCAAATGACGCTTTAAATAATTTAATTGGAAAAACTTCTGAGTTAAAAAAGATTACAGTTAACATTAGAGATATTGATGCTACAGATATAGATGATGCTATTGAACATTTTAAACACATAAGGGAGTTAAATGAAAAAGGTAACTACGGTATTAAAACAGGTCTTGCGGGCTTTGATAACTATCTTCCAGCAGGTATTACTCCTGGTCAGTTTGGCATTCTTCTTGCTTATCCTGCTATTGGTAAGTCTTGGCTTGCACTTTTTATGGCTGTTCAAGCATGGAAAAACGGAAGAAGACCACTAGTTATATCTCTTGAAATGACGGAGACTGAAGTTAGAAATCGTGTATATACAATTATGGGTCAAGGAATGTTTTCACATAGAAAGTTAAGTTCTGGAGAAGTTGATCCAGACTCTTTAAAACTTTGGGCAGATCAACATATAAAAAATATGCCACCATTTCACATTGTTTCAAATGATGGGGTAGGAGAATTATCTACTTCTGTATTAAGAGGAAAGATAGATCAATACTCACCAGACATAGTATTTGTAGATTATATTCAATTGATGCAATCAAATGTTCCAACTGAAAATGAAGTTGTAAAAATTAAAAGTATTTCAAGAGAGTTAAAGGTATTGGCTATATCTGCACAGGTTCCTATTGTTGCTATTGCCTCTGCTACTCCAGATGATGCTACTGATATGAACAGTGTGCCATCTCTTGGTCAGGTTGCTTGGTCAAAGCAGTTGGCTTATGATGCTGACTGGGTTTTGGCATTGGGTCGTGCTCAGGGTACTACAATTCTAGAATGTGCTTTTAGAAAGAATAGGCATGGGTTTTGTGGAGATTTTATGATAGATGTTGACTTTGATTCTGGAAGATTTATATATAAGGATTTTGAAGACAAATCATAATCTAACTATATAATTATTACATGTATAGTCATAAGTCAATAAAAAAATTTGACCTTGAAGGCGAGATCCATGATGATTCTCAAATTGTTAGGTTAAAACAGCAATACATATTTATGCTTGAGTCCGCTATGAGAAATAACGGATACGTTCCTAGATATGATATTGACACAGACTTTACATTGTCGTATAATGGTAAAGCATTCAATTTTAGATTATCAGTTTATGGGGTACATGTTGGTAAGGATAGGGCAAAGTGTATAGCAGGAATAGACAAAAACAACCCAGTAATGTTACCTACTACTCAGAAGAACAAGTCAAGCGAAGTCTTATAGCCGCTGGCATAGATATTCAATACGAACTAGACAATGACTTAATGATTTTTTGTCCCTTTCATAATAACTATAGATCTCCAGCAGGAGAGGTTTCAAAAGAGACAGGAATATTTTGGTGTTTTTCTTGTCAGGAATCTAAAAATTTAATAGAAGTTATTATGCAGATTAGTAAAAAATCTTATTTTGAAGTAATGAGATTGATAGATTCAAAAGCAGATAGTAGAAATCTTATAGATCAAATATCAAGTACCCTTGAAAAAACAAACACTTTTATACAATATGATTTAGAAGTAATAGAAAGATTACATGAAAATGTTTTTACAAATGTTAGGGCTATGAAATATTTTAACGACAGAGGCATAAATAAAGATAGTATTGATAGATATAAGTTAGGATATTCAACAAATCAAGATATGGTAATTATCCCAGTACATTCACCAGATGGAATATGTCTAGGTTTTGTTGGAAGGTCAATAGAAGGAAAAAGATTTAAAAACTCAGTAGATCTTCCTAAAAGTAAAACTTTGTTTAACCTATTTAGAAATAAAAGAGTAGATAAGATATTTGTTGTTGAGTCATCGTTTGATGCTATTAGACTAGAACAGGTCGGTGCTCATGCAGTTGCTACTTTAGGTGCAACAATATCTAAAGAACAAAGAAAACTATTAAAACAATATTTTAATCAAGTTATTGCATTAGGTGATAATGACGATGCTGGAACTAATATGTCTAACAAACTAATAACCGATCTTGGATCTAGTAGATGTGTAGTAGCAAAACTTCCAAATGGTGTTAAAGATGTGTCTGATTTGTCTGATAAAGAATTAAAAGATTTTGTTTTAGGGTTTGACAATATAGTCATGTCAATGCTACAATAAGGTAAGTCCATTTACAGGACAAACACTAAGGAGAAATATGGCAATTATAAGAGGGTTAAAAAATATAGAAGCAATTGTTGATAAACCAAAATATGATAACAATGGTCCAAAAATTAAGTGGTTAAAACTTGATGATGGACAAAGTGTACAAATTAGGTTCGTTGCAGAATTAGATGCAGACTCACCACATTATGAAGAAAAGCGTGGATTAAGTCTTGTTGTAAAAGAACACACAAATCCAAAAGACTATAAGCGTAAGGCTATAGACACTGTTGACACAGAGGGTAGAGACTGGGCAGAAGAAATGCACAGAAAAGATCCAAAGGCTGGATGGGGTGGACGTTTAAGGTTTTACACAAGCGTTCTAGTAGATGATGCAATTAACGAACCATATGTTGCAATCTGGAGTATGGGAGTTGCTAAGTCAGCAACATTTAATACTATCAGAGAATATGCTTCAGAGTCACAAAGTCTATCAAATATGACTTGGAAACTAAAGCGTAGTGGCAAGGGTACAGAAACTACATATACTCTTATTCCACTTAAGCAAGATGCAGAACCATTTGACTGGTCAAAATATGAATTTCCAAATATTGAAAATGCATTAAGAAAAGTTCCTTATGCAGAACAAGAAGCATTTTATTTGGGCTTTGATAATCCAGCAACATCTGCAGCAGCAGAGTGGTAAGAGAAAGATAATCTGAAGGGCTATGGTTTGAATTACGTTCCACTACACGTTCATACACACTATTCATTAATGGATGGTGTTGCAACTCCAGAAGAGTATTGCAAACGTGCAAAACAAAACGGCATGACAGCCATAGCCATTACAGATCATGGTGCACTATCTGGACATCGTCCAATGTATCGTGCAGCAAAAGCCGAGGGTATAAAGCCAATTCTTGGTATAGAAGGATATATTACTCATGATAGATTTGATAGAAGAGATAAAGCAGAAAGAGGAGATAATCCCTTAGACTTGGTTTATAACCACATTGTTATTCTTGCTAAGAATCAACAAGGATTAGAAAACTTAAATAGATTAAATGAAATAGGTTGGACAGAAGGGTTTTATAAAAAACCTAGAATTGATTTTGAAGTATTAGAAAAATATAAAGATGGTTTGATTGTTTTATCAGCCTGTATGTCTGGATTAATTGCTAAAGCGTTAGAGCATAAAGAATATGCAGAAGCAAAAAGATTATTAACTTGGTTTAAAAATACATTTGGTGATGATTTCTATGTAGAGGTTATGCCACATAATTCAAAAGAATTAAATAATGAACTACTTGAGATTGCAGACAGCATGGACATTAAATCTGTTGTTACGCCAGACTGTCATCATTCTACAGTTGATCAAAAGGTTGTTCAAGAAATTATGCTTCTTTTAAATACACATGCAAAACTTGATAAAGAAGCAAGGTTTGAAAAATCTCAAAAGATAGATGATATTATGAAACGTCTTGACTACCTGTATGGTGCAGATAGACCTATGTCATTTAGATCATTTGATATTCATCTTCTTTCATATGAAGAGATGAAACAACAGATGAATATGCAGGGTATAAAGAGAGAAGATATCTATACTAATTCACTAGAGATAGCAGATAAGATAGAAGAATATGATATTAAATCTGGATTAGACTTACTACCAACAAAAATAGATGACCCTCATATGGGCTTAGTAGATTTGGTATTAAAAGGTTTAACTGAAAAAGGTTTATATGATAAGCCAGAATATAGAGAAAGAATGCAAGAAGAGTTAGATATTATTAAAGATAAAAACTTTTCCCCATATTTTTTGATTGTAAGCAATATGCTTAATTGGGCAAAGAGTCAAGGAATTCTAGTAGGACCTGGCCGTGGTTCAGCAGCAGGATCTTTAGTTTGCTACGCACTTGGAATCACAGATGTTGATCCACTTAAATATGGTTTATTGTTTTTTAGATTTGTTAATCCAGAACGTAATGATTTTCCAGATATTGATTCCGATATTGCTGACTCAAGACGTGATGAGTTAAAGGGATATTTAGAAGAAGAGTATAAAAACGTTGCATCTATTGCTACATTTTTAGAGTTTAGAGGAAAAGGAATTGTTAGAGATGTTTCTAGAGCATTTAACATACCTTTATCTGATGTAAATAAAGTTTTAAAAAATGTAGATGATTGGGATGAATTTACCTCAAGTAAAAATGCACAATGGTTTAGAATGAAGTATCCAGAAGTAGTTAAGTATGGAGAGCAACTTCGTGGACGTATTCGTGGGACTGGTATTCATGCTGCTGGTGTTGTAACTGCAAAAGACTCTATCTTTAAATACGCACCTATGGAAACTAGAGTGGCACCAGGAAGTAAGGATCGTATACCAGTTGTTGCTGTAGATATGAACGAAGCAGCAGATATTGGATTGATTAAACTAGATGTTCTAGGACTAAAAACATTAACTGTTATTGATGAAACAATTAAAACTATTAAACAAAGACACAAGGTAGATATTAAATTAAATAGTATTGATCTTAATGATAAAAAAGTTTATGAAATGCTTTCAGATGGAAGAACAAAGGGGGTCTTTCAATGTGAAGCAACTCCATATACAAACTTACTAGTAAAAATGGGTGTGTCTAACCTAGACGAATTAGCAGCATCTAACGCACTTGTAAGACCAGGTGCTATGAATACTATTGGTAAAACATATCTTGCAAGAAAGCATGGAAAAACAATTACAGAATATATTCATCCTATTATGCAAGAGTTTACAAAAGATACATATGGTTGTGTTTTATATCAAGAGCAGGTTATGCAGGCTTGCGTTTATCTTGGTGGAATGAGTATGGCAGAAGCAGATAAGGTTAGAAAGATTATTGGTAAAAAGAAAGATGCTAAAGAATTTGACGAGTTTAAGGATAGATTCGTAGTTGGTGCATCAAAACATGTTACCCCATTTAAAGCAGAGGCCCTATGGCATGATTTTGAGGCTCACGCAGGCTACTCCTTTAACAAGTCACATGCCGTTGCTTATTCAATGCTTTCATATTGGACTGCATGGTTAAAATATTATTATCCAATTGAGTTTATGTATTGTTTGTTAAAAAATGAACAAGACAAAGATGCAAGAACAGAATATTTAATTGAAGCAAAAAAAATGGGTATATCGGTAAAACTTCCACACGTTAATGAATCAGATTCTGATTTTACAATTGAGGGTAAGGGAATTCGTGTTGGACTATCTTCAATTAAATGGATATCAGATCTAGTTGCGTCAAAAATCATAGCACGCAGACCATATACTTCTTATGAAGAGTTTACAAGTCTTGCTTCTAAAAAAGGAAGTTCAATTAACATTAGAGCAGTTCAGGCTTTAAACGCTATTGGTGCTTTAGCATTTCCAGATAACTTAAGACAAGAAAGTGTTGTAAAAGAAAATCTTTATGAATACTTAAACCTTCCAGAGTTTACGACAAGTGTTCCACCGCACTATTACGCTTATATAGATGATATTGAAGATTTTGATGAAACAGATGTTCACATTATTATGGGTGTTGTCAAAAATATTAAACGTGGCAAGGGATGGTCAAGAATAGAAATAATGGATGCTACAGGAATGCTTGGAGTATTTGATGAAGAAGATACTAAAATAGAGCAAGGCAAGACTTATTTATTTTTAGTTGGAGCAAATAGAATTAGTGAAGCAATTATTATAGATGAAATAAAAAACTTTACAACAAATAGTTTGGTTAAATTTTTAAACTATAAATCTTTACCTTATAGCGGAGAAGAGTATTATGTGCTATCATTTAAGCCTAGGGTAACTAAGGCTGGAAAGAAGATGGCTCATATGATAGTTGCAAACTCTGATCGTGAAATGAAACCTATTATAGTTTTCCCTCGACAATTTTCTGAGGGTTATATGAAATGCGAGCCAGGAACTGCTGTTAAAATGACTTTTGGAAAGTCTGAAGATGGTTCCCTAATACTGAATGAGGTAAGTAAATAGTGTCAATACAGATAGAAGAGTTTTTATCACAACTAGATCCTAGTTTAAGAAAAAGATTAAGTAATGCTACAGACGTTGAAGTCATAAAACAAAAAACACCAAGCATTAGTCTTAATAATGCACTCAAGGGTGGATTTGCTTATGGTAGACAAGTCTTAGTTTGGGGAAATAAATCTGCTGGTAAGTCATCATTTTGTTTACAAATGATTGGTGAGGCACAAAAAGAAGGAAAGTTGTGTGCATGGATAGATGCAGAGCAATCATTTGATCCAGACTGGGCTAAAAAACTTGGGGTAGATACGGATAAATTAATATACTCTGCTGCTAAGACTATTAATGATATGGTTGATGTTGCTACTCAACTAATGAAAGCAAAGGTAGATATATTAGTAGTTGATTCTATATCTGCATTATTACCTGCTATTTATTTTGAAAAAGACTCTAATGAATTAAAGGCTCTTGAAAATACCAAACAAATTGGTGCAGAAGCAAAAGATATGACTAATGCTGTAAAGATGCTTAACTATGCAAATAATCAAGATGGTCAAACACTATTAGTATTAATATCACAATTAAGAAATAACATTGGTGCGATGTATGCTTCCCATATGCCAACTGGAGGATTAGCAGTTAAGTTTTTCTCAAGCACAGTAGTTAAGTTGTGGTCAAGTGATTCAGATAACAATGCTCTTAAATCAAAAATTACTGTAGGAGATAAACTTATAGAAGGAAAAGTTGGAAGAAAAGTAAACTGGCATATTGATTTCAACAAAACTGGACCAGGATTTCTTTCTGGAGAATATGATTTTTATTTTGATGGAGATACCATTGGAGTAGATAAGGTAGCAGATCTTGTAGACACTGCAGAACTTTTGGGCACAATTGAAAAAGGTGGTGCCTGGTATACAGTTCTAGGTGAAAGATTGCAGGGTAGAGCAAAAGTAATTGAATACCTAAAAGAAAATCCAGAGAAACTAAAAGAACTTGAATCAACAATCAACAAGTAACTATACTTTATATCCTGGCAAATTTGTTTGTCATACATGTAAAGAAATAGTAGCACAGGCAAGAATGTATATAGAAAAAGGAGATCTTACTTGGATGTGTACTAAAAAACATATGTCTAAAGTAACTTTTCCACAAAGAGGGTATTAATGAGTGAGCGTTCTGAACTAAAACGTATTGGTGCTAAGCCACACGTTAATTCAGGTAGGGGACCAGTCAAGGCTGACGGATCATTGGATGACTTCGTAGTAGATGTCAAAGAGTATTCTAAATCCTATTCCGTTAGCCAAGACTCATGGGCTAAGATTGTGTCAGATACAATGAAGGTAGATAGAAAAAAAGACCCAGCATTAATGGTTGTTCTTGGAGAGGGAAATAAAAAAGTAAGACTTGCTATAATTGAATGGGAAGTATTTGAACAGTTAAGAGAGAAGAACTAATGGAAACTACAGTAGATTTATTAAATAGACTTACAGAGTTTAATGAGATGTCAGATTTTATGAAAGATGAAGAGTTTGAAAAGACTCTTGGTATAGTTGCAAAATTAATAATTAATCCAGATGTGCCAGCAGCAAAGGCTACGCTTTTAATTACACAACTACAAGCATACTCTGCTAAGTTTGCAATGATGGCTGCTTGGTATTCTCATGTTAAAAAAGACGATAGGGCAAAAAAGAATATGTACTATGCAATAAGAGAAGCAACCGACAAACTGGTCGATGCCCTTAAATATAGCGTAAGGAATTTTTAATGACAAAAGCATTAATAAAAAAAATGGTTAAAAAAGAACCTAACACTATTGACTTTTCTATTATAGAAAAAGAAATTGTAGAAGGTCACGTTAGGGTTTATGGAACGAATAAGTTTATGACTAAAAAAACTTTTGCACCATCCTCATTGGTATACGGAAATGGAATGTGTCCTAGATATTGGTATCTTGCCTTTGAAGGAAATGAGTTTGAAAATAAAACTGATGGAACATCTTTTGCAAATATGAATGCTGGAACAGATGCACATACAAGAATAATTGAAAATGTATTAAAAGACTCTGAAATTGTAGAATGGTATGAGCAATATGTAACATGTGATGATCCACCAATCAATGGAAAGATGGACGCCTTACTTAAAATTGATGATAATCTTGTAGCGTTTGAATTAAAAACAGCCAAAGATGAAGGTTTTAATTATCACAAGGCTAAAAATAGTGCTAGCAGATATCATATAGAACAAGTATTAATTTATATGAAGATATTGAATTTAAAGTATGGGGCTATTGTTTATGAAAATAAAAATACTTTTGAAATATTATCTATACCTATAGTAGTAAATGAAAAACATGTAGAGTTTATTAACTACCTATTTGATTGGATGCGTAGAGTTAAAAAAGCATTTGATGAAAAGCAGTTGCCAGAAAGAGGATATAGAAAAGATTCTAAGATATGTAAATCTTGTCCTTTAGAAAAAGTATGTGATTCAAAAGATAAGGGTGTAATTAAAATCGAAAGAAGGAAAGAACTTGAATGATAAAATATTGCGAATGGTGCGATGATTCTTTTGATACAAAAAATAAAAATCAAATCTATTGTGATCCAAAATGTAGAGCGATTGCTACAAAGAAAAAGATTGCTCAAAGATATAAACTTAATAAATCAAAAGAAAAAATGGGTAAAACAAAAAAATGTGCTGGGGGATGTACCACTATGATTAGTGTATATAGTGATTCAAAGTTTTGTGATGTTTGTTTAGTGGATATCAAAAAAACAGAAAGATTTATTAAAGATTTGAGGAATTTATTTAATTATGAGCAAAAGTAAATTAAGGTATATAGGAAATCCAAAAACTATTTTAGCAATTGATGCGTCAACAAATTCTATGGCATTTTCTTTATTTACAGATAGAAAGTTAGTAAAGTATGGCAAGGTAAATTTTTATGGAAACCATGTTTATGAAAGAACTGGTGATGCAACTAAAAAGATTAGTGAATTTTTAAAAGATTATAATATTGATGCAATAGTAGTTGAGTCTGCTATATTTACAAACTCTCAAAATACAGCCATAACTTTATCTTTAGTTCAAGGAGCAATACTTGGTGCAAGTCAAATGTACAATAAGTCACCAATAGTTTCATGCTCTCCAGTTTCTTGGCAGTCATGGATTGGAAACGGTAGACTTAAAAAAGAAGAAAAACAAGCAATTAAAGATCTTCATGGAGAAGAAAAGTCTTATTCGTTTTATAAATCAAAAGAGAGAGAATTTAGAAAATTAAGAACTATAAAAAAGATAAACATGGAATTTGATCTTACAGTAAATGATGATGATGTTGCTGATGCTGTTGCTATAGGATGGTATGCATCAGAAAATTGGCATAAGTTAGTAGATCAGCCTCATAATCTTGACAAGGGAAATAGGAAATGATAAAATGAAGTTATATACAAGTGAAGCCTGGCTTAAGAAAAGGTATCAAGTTGACAAGAAAAGTCCTGAGCAAATTGCTAAAGAATGCGGAGCATCTGTTGAAACTATATACGTATATCTTGCCAAGTTTGGTCTTAGAAAGTCAAAAAGGTAAATATGGCAGATTATAAGTATCCAGATTTTGAAAAACAACTTGAAGATCGTATGAAGTTTATTCGTGATATCTCAACCCAAGCACCTGCTGGTAGAAAGATATTAGATGAATGTCTTGATATAGCAGAATTACTTATTAAAAAGAATAACTCTTATGGTAGTTCATATAGTCATCCTATTAACATATTCAGTAAATCTACCCCAAAAGAACAAATTTATATCCGTATTGATGATAAACTTAATAGAATACACAAAGGTAAAGAGTATGCATCTGAAGATACTATTTTAGATCTTATTGGCTACCTTGTATTATTAAGGACATTAGATGAGCGAGAATGATTTAGTTAAACACTTAGACTTGGTTAACCAGGTTGCTGCAGAGTATCTTAAAGGATATGATGCTTCTCAAATTGCTAAAGAGTTAGACATTCCTCGTCAAAAGGTCATGGCACTTCTTAATGACTGGCGTTCTATGATTTCTAATAATCAAGCCATTCATATGAGAGCAAAGGAAGCATTGGCAGGTGCTGATCAACACTACTCATCTTTAATTAAAAAAACTTATGAAGTTATTGATGCTGCAGATTCTACTGCAAATCTTACAGCAAAGACAACCGCTATCAAACTGATAGCAGATATTGAAAGCAAAAGACTTGAAATGCTGCAAAAAGCAGGGTTGCTAGATAATAAAGAAATAGCAGAACAAATTATTGAAATGGAAAGAAAGCAAAGTGTTCTTATTGGAATATTAAAAGAGATAGCAACAAAGCACCCAGAAATTCGTGAAGAAATAATGCGTAGACTATCTGAAGTACAAACAGAGGTGATAGTAATTGACAACGATTGATTTTAGTGAATTTATAGAAGCACTGGATGAAAGTCCTTTTGAGGAAATGCCAGTAGATGTTAAAACATTTGTAAGAAGTAAAGATTATTTAAACATGCCAGAATTATCTGAATATCAATATACTCTTGTAGAATGTATGAGTCAAATATATAAACAAGAAGATGTTGAGAGATGGCTTGGAAAACAAAAGGGTGACGAACACTATAGAAAGTATACTAAGTCTGAAGTTATTCTTATGTGTGGCAAGGGTAGTGGGAAAGACCATACTTCTACTATTGGCTGTGCTTATATTGTTTATAAACTACTTTGCCTTAAAGACCCATCAAGATATTTTGGAAAGCCTTCCAATGATGCAATAGATCTTATTAACGTAGCAGTTAACGCACAACAAGCAAAGAATGTTTTTTTTAAAGGCTTTAAATCTAAGATAGAAGGATCACCTTGGTTTGCTGGTAAATATAAAGAGCCTAAGATAGATAGCATAGAGTTTAATAAATCAATAACTGTTTATTCAGGTCACTCTGAAAGAGAATCAGCAGAAGGTTTAAACTTAATGCTTGCAGTTCTTGATGAAATTTCTGGATTTGCAATGGAGAACGCTGGAGGAAATGATCAAGGAAAAACTGCTGATAACTTATACAAAGCATTTCGTGGATCAGTAGACTCTAGATTTCCAGACTATGGAAAAGTTATTTTACTTTCCTTTCCTAGATTTAAAGGAGACTTTATATCTCAAAGGTATGATGATGTTGTTGCTGAAAAAGAAACAATAGTAAGAGAGCATGAGTTTATAATTAATCCAACATTGTCTGAAGATGATCCATCTAATAAGTTTACTATTGAGTGGGAAGAAGATAATATTTTATCTTATAAGTTCCCTGGAGTTTTTGCATTACGAAGACCAACTTGGGAAATGAATCCAACAAGAAAAATAGAAGATTTTAAGATAGCATTTTTTACAGACTCTTCAGATGCACTAATGCGTTTTGCTTGTATGCCAACAACTTCTTCAGATGCATTTTTTAAATCAAGAGAAAAGGTTGAAAGAGCATTGTCTTCTAGAAATCCTTTAGACACTAATAGAAGATTTGATTTAACTTTTAAACCAAAAGAAGATATAGAATATTTTGTTCATGCAGATCTTGCACAAAAACATGATAAATGTGCAGTGTCAATTGCTCATGTTGACAAGTGGGTAAGTGTTCAATCATTTAATGACTATGAGCAAATAGTTCCTTTTGTAGTAGTAGACGCTATTGCTTGGTGGGAGCCAAAGCGTGAAGGACCTGTAGATCTAAGTGAAGTTAAAAACTGGATTATAGATTTAAGAAGAAGTGGTTTTAACTTAGGCTTAGTAACATTTGATCGTTGGCAATCATTTGACATCCAGCAAGAATTAAAACAGGTAGGAATAAGAACTGAAACTTTATCTGTTGCTAAAAAACATTATGAGGATTTGTCTATGCTTATATATGAAGACAGAGTTATTGCACCACATATTGATATCTTATTAGAAGAGTTATTAGAATTAAGAATAATGAACAATAATAAGGTTGATCATCCTAGGAAAAAATCTAAAGACTTAGCAGATGCTATGTGTGGGTCTGTTTATAATGCTATAGTGCATGCTCAAAGAGATAGAGTAAAAGAAATAGATATTCATACTTGGTCAAGAGGAAGTATTGATAACGATACTGGACTGCCTAAAGACAAAATTCGTGGTAAGGAGTTGGACTGGGGTTCGGGGTATAGATTAATATGAGAGATATTAACGAAGAAGAATATCATAGATTAATAGAAAAACTACTTGAAATAGGGGTTTTAGAAATAACTGGATATGATTCTATATCTGATCAATTTACCTATAATATTACCCCTGAATGTGAAGAGTTGCTGCCAGAACTATGGCAAGAGCATTTTAAATTCATTAATGAATTAGCCTTTGAAATGTGGAATGAGGGTTTGATAGAGATGAATTTTAGTAAAGATGGGACTCCAATGGTTATGTTAAAGCCAGAAACGGTAGCCATAAAAAACTCTCTTCCAGACGATAAAAGATTTTTTATAGAAAACCTATTAAATAAACATAACACTGGTGATATAATTTAACTATGCCTTATGATATTAAAAGAAACTATGGTGGTTGCAGTGGTTATGCAGTCGTAGGTCCTGGTGGTACCAAGGGCTGTCATTCAACACGAGGCAAAGCCGTTGAACAACAAAGGGCTTTATATGCCGCTGAATCGCAAACCAAAAAATCAGACACTGGGATTATAACAAATCAAGATGTTCCACAACCATACCCACATTCAATAGAAGATTGTCCAGATTTAAAAAATTGTCCAGACCACATGGCTTCTTATGACGAAGAAGCAAATAAAAAAGCACCATGCTGGGACGGATATGTACAACGTGGTATGAAGCCAGGAGAGGGTGGAAGAATGGTTCCAAATTGTGTTCCTGTTGCAAAATTAAAAGATTGCTGTCCAGATATGATTAAAATGGAAAACCCACAAGAAGGAATGTTTGTAATGGGTCCTGGAAATGAGTACACAAAAGAACATTCACATGGAAAAATAGAACATGTTATGAGAGATGGAAGTCTTGGTCCAGGATCTAAGTTTGAAATACAAGCCACTATGGAAGATCCAGCGTTACTAATTAGAATTTATAAACAAACAGAAAATGGTTGGGAAGAAACAGATTTAATGACAGGATTTAAATCATCAGAAGCAACACTCGTTGGTAACGAACAAGATATGCAAGAGCATTCAATGGAAAAAGCAGATTCAGTTCGTATTGGACAAATGGTATCTTGGAACTCCAGTGGTGGAAGAGCAGAAGGAAAAGTAATTAGAATAATTAGAAGTGGAAAATATAAAGTTCCAGATAGTTCTTTTGAAATTAACGGAACAGAAGAAGATCCAGCAGTTGCAATTAGATTGTATCGTGATGGAGAGCCTACAGATACAATTGTTGGTCATAAAATGAAAACATTAACAGTTAAAAAATCAATGGAAGAAATTGATTTAGAAAAAAGATCATTAGAAGATTTAGACTTAAGGCCAACAGAATCGATGGCATCAAATGCTCGTAGAGGATTAGAATTAAGAAGAAAATTTGGCAGAGGCGGAACAGCAGTAGGAGTTGCTCGTGCTAGAGATTTATCAAACAGAAATCAATTAAGCCCAGATACAGTATTAAGAATGTATTCTTTCTTTTCTCGTCATGAAGTAGATAAAAAAGGTAAAGATTTTAACAACTCAGAAAGACCATCAAATGGAAAAATTGCTTGGCTTCTTTGGGGTGGAGACTCTGGATTTGCATGGGCTAAGTCCAAAAGAAACGCAATTATGAATATTAGATCTCAAAAATCAAACGATGCAGCCTGGCAAGATTCAGCATTTTCATTTAAAAAATATCTTGACAATTAGACTGTATTAGTATAAAATTGTATAAAGGAGTTTTATAACATGGTCGTAACAGGAATAAGAAGTATTTTTAAATTGTGTTTAATTGCTGCTGGAAGCAGTGCTTTAAATTTGGGTATCAATTTTAACTTTATAAAAAACATAATGAATGAAAATAAGAAAAACAATTTAAAAAATTTAACTGTTGAAAAAATAATTTCTACTCCACCAAAAGAACAGTCATCAATTCCTGAAGAAGATATTATAAAAGATGATGAAGATGTAAATGTTTCTATAGTAAATGATCTAGCGTATTGGATCAAAAATAATAAAGTTTATACTTCAAGAATTAATAAGTTTGGCGATATTGATGTTAAAAACGCTAAGGTAGTTGATGTTTTTAAGTTATCAAATAAAGAAACTCAGATGCTTTTAAAAATAGTAGATAACCTGAATTCTAATTAATATGATTATTACAGTAGAGGGTACTAAAACCTTTTCCGATTATGAAATTTTTATGAGAGCAATGAGTGTGGCTTTGTCAAATATTAAAGATAATGAAATAAATGTTTGGTCTTTAGGTCCTCATAAAATAAATAGTTTTACAGCATCTTTTTGTAATTCTTCAGAATCGTTTTTAAAAAATAAAGGTTTTAAAGTTAATTTTTATAAAATATCACATCAGTGGCTAGCAGAAAATTTGTTCAGTGTTGACTATTATGCTTTTTTTAGTATGCCAAAGGAACCTGAATCAAAAATGTGTAAGGCTGCACAACTAGTAGAAGGGTGCGAAGTTGGAATTTTTAGATACTAGTTATTGGTCTATAATTATTTTTATTATACAAACCTTATCTTTAATTACGGTTTTGTTATTATTGATAAAGCAAAGTATGTTTGCAGCAACTCTGTCTGCAATTTTTTGGGTATTGCTTCAATTATCTTTTTCAATATATGGTTATGCAACAAGTCAGGTAGGATTCTTTTTAATGGGAGTTGTTAATATTATAATTTCCATGATTGGGGTAATGGTCGGGGTATATAGAGATGAGGAAATAAGTAATGAAGATTAACGGATTTGATGAAATGAATTCTATAGTAAGCCTAAATAATAATGTTGAGTGGGATAATTGGACGGTAGTTGTATTAACAGATGATGATGGCTATTATACTAAGAATGGCATTTTTAAAGACGGAGTATGGAAAACTCAATATAGATATGAAATGGTGGACTATGGTGTGTGGGAAATTCCAGATAGGTTTTTAACACATGTACAAGTTTAGTGAGGATAGATCGTGTTTAAATATGGACACAAATTTATTTTTTGAAAAGTATGAAGAGGATGTTATTGTTGCACAGGGTATAGATACTCTATGTTCAAAATGTCCGTTTCAAAGAAAGTGTCTTGCGTATGGGGTAAGCAATCAAGAGTGGGGTGTTTGGGGCGGGGTATATATTGAATCAGGTAAAATATCTAGAGAGTTTAATAAACATAAGGATAATGATGCTTGGTTTAAAATATGGTCTGGTGTAACAATGGATAAAAATGTATAATTTATCAATGCAAAAAGCATTTAAGTCAATTCCAGTTCCTAAAGATTTTAAGGCACATATAGTTGACTATGATACCTTTATTGTGATAAGATTTTATGAAAGCCAATGGAGACATTATACAGAGGCAGAAAGATTTAAGTGCGTTACTTACATGTTAAATGTAAAACAAGCACTTGAAAAGTTAGGGGCTAGAGTGGCATTAGATCCAGTCCTTGACTTAGAAACACCAAAGGATAGAGCAGAGAGAAGAAGGAGAAAATAATGCCGCAAGTAATAACAGCAATTGGAAACTTAGTAAAAGATCCAGAAGTAAAAACTTTTGAAAAGGGTTCTTTAACTAAACTAAGAATAGCATGCACAGACAGAATGTCTGATGGTAATGGTGGATGGAAAGATGGGGACACAAATTTTTATGATGTCGCTGTTTGGAAAACACTAGGGGAATATGCTGCGTCTACCTTAAAAAAGGGAGACAAGGTAATGGTTCAAGGTAAACTAAAATATCGTGAATTTAAACGTAACGATGGAACTAACGGAAATGCATACGAAATTGATGCTACCGATTTAGGAATGTACCTTACTAAAAAAACTGCTGGTAGTTCCAGAGTAGCAACATTAGTTCCAGCAGACGGTTCCACAACCGTTTGGGGATAAAACAAGGGAGGTAATACAATGTTTTCATTTTTTAAAAAGAAAAAAGAAACAGTAATTCAAGCAGAAATGATTGACGATAGACGTGAGTCAATTGAGCAATCAAGACAAGCACAAGTGCCATCAGAACCTGATGACAGACGTGAAGCAATTAAGCAGTCAAGAGAAGTCAAAAAGACTGTTAAAAAGGCTACACCTAAAAAGAAATAATAAGATAGTATAATAATTAGAGGGGTGGAGAAATCTTCCCCTCTATTTTATTTATTAGGAGACAATAAATGGGAATGTATATTCAAGAAAAAGATGATAAGGTAAAACAATCATTTAAGCCTAAAAAATGGCAGCCAATGATATTAAATGGAAAAGATGCAATTGTTCCTACAGAAGCAGGTAAATGTTTTTGGGAAGCACAATTACATTTGACTCTACCTAAAACAGGTAGGCCAACATATGTAAAGATGAACTACTCAAGAGACTATAAAGGTAAAAACGATAC